AAATTAACCCCGAAGGACGCGGCGGAAGTTCTGAAGGTCGGGGGCTTTCGGAACGTTCGAACGGTCGGCTTGGCGGAGAACGCGATCCGGGGGATTCAAGCTGAATGGCGCCGGGTGAAGTGGCCGGAGGCGGAGTGGCCGCACTTTGGGCGGAGGGGGGTTCTGCAAGATTGTTTGTTGGCGGAACGGAGAGGAGGGATTGTGATCCATGTCAAGCACAAGGAAGCCTCCTATTAAGGAGAAGCGGCTCAGCGGGTTGGAGTTCCGGACTTGGCGGATTAAACGCCGGATCCCTCGGACTTGTTTGGCGCGGAAACTCGGGATCCATCCGAGGACGTTGTCGAAGTATGAGAGTATGGAGGAGATTCCGGAGATGCTGGAGCTTGCCCTCAACTGGCTGAAGTATTTGATTGGGCGGAAGGGGGAGGATCCGACGTGGTGGTAATTTAAACGCCCAGTTCCAATTAACGTTGAGAAGCCGGGATCCCTCATACTATGCTCTATTGGACATAGGCGGGGATTCCGGCTGATGAGTAAGAAGACTGAAGAAGAAGCAGTAAGAATAAGAAAACCAAGTAGGAAATTGTCTGCAAAACCGAGAGAGAAATCCCCCGACGCGCCTCCCCCGAAGCCTGTGCTTAGGAACAACGGAAGGTTCGCGAAGGGGACGGGCAACCCGGCTGCAGCTTTAGCGAAACCAGGAACTCCCATCGGGCGACCGAAGGGGAGTATTTCTTTGACTTCGGAACTCCGTAAGATTTTGAGCGAGCAAACTTCGGACGGGATAACCCGGGGGGCGCGGCTTATGAAGCGATTGGAGGAACTCGGTGAGGGCGGGGACATCCAAGCGATCCGGACCATCCTTGAGCGGGTGGACGGGAAGCTGACGGAAACCCCGGCTCAGGCCTTGCCGACCTTTGTCTTGCCAACGGAATGGGAGGAACTGCGCGTTGACAGCGAGTAGTCCAGTTGTAGATCTGCGGGAGGCAGTGTCAAAACACTTCTCCCCGCTGATGGTATGCCGGGAACGCTACCTCCTTCTTTGGGGCGGAGCGGGTTCCGGCAAATCCTACTTCTGTGCCCAGAAAGTGATCCTTCGTTGTCTAACTGAGCCGGGGCACCGCTTCGTGGTCATCCGGAAGGTGGCGCGGACCCTTCGGCAGAGCGTCTTCCGGCGACTCCTCAACCAGATCTCCGAATGGAGCCTTCTGGGTTGCGTTCGGGTGAACAAGACCGACATGATCATAAGCTTCAGCAACGGAAGTGAGATCCTGTGCATTGGGCTTGACGACCCGGAGAAGCTGAAGTCCTTGGACGAGCCCAGTTCGGCATGGTGTGAGGAGCCGACGGAGCTCCTGGAGGACGATTTCGTCCAACTCGACCTGCGCTTCCGTGGGCAATCGTCCCACTATTACCAATTCCTCCTTTCCTTCAACCCGATAAGCACCCGGAGTTGGATCAAGAAGAGATTTTTCGACACCCCCCAACACAGCACCCTCACCTACCACTCCAACTACACCCACAACCCCCGGCTGGACGCGGCTTACCACGCCGTCCTTGAGGACCTGAAGGAGCGCAATCCGCACCTTTGGACGGTCTACGCCAAAGGCGAGTGGGGGCGGCTGCAGGGGGTTGTCTACGACATGCCGACGGTGGTGCCCCGGGGCAACTGGCCTTCCGAGTTCAGGGACCGCTGTTACGCGCTGGACTTCGGTTTCAACCACAAGATGGCCTTGCTCGAACTCGGGTTCCAAGACTCCGACCGGGAAGTCTGGGTGCGGGAGATTGTGGCTGAGTCCGGCGTAACCATGCCAGACCTCAAGGTGCGTATGCACGCGGAGATCCCAAGCGAGCTCCGGCGACACACCCCCATCTGGTGCGACTCCGCCAACCCCGGGCTGATCCAGGAACTGTTCGACGAGGGCTTCAACGCCATCGGGGTGGACAAGGCGGGGAACTCGGTCTATCAAGGGATCCAAGTCTGCAAGGGGATCCGGACCCACGTTCACGAGGACAGCGTTGAGACGCTCAAAGAGTTCGAGACTTACTGCTGGGCGGTGGACAAGAACGGCGATCCCCTCGACGCCCCAGTCAAACACAACGACGACTGTATGGACGCATTCCGATATGGTATGGTGAGCACTTTGCTTCGCCCGACATTCAAGGTGAGCTAAATGAGAATTTTCGGCTTAGACATTCGGCGCGGTTCAACTCACTTCCTCCCCCAGGAAGGGGGTAAGGTTGTGGACTTCAGTTCAGGCAACTGGGTCGGCTTGGCGGGGATGACCCGGGGCTGGTTCGGGAACTGGAAAGCTGCGGACAAGATCTGGCGCAAGGTCGGGGACGTGGACCTGCAGAACGCTTACGGCTCCCACCCAACCGTTCGGGCTTGCGTGGACTTGGTGGCGCGGACGGCCACGGAGCCCCGGCTCGCCCTTGGGCTGGCGACGGAGGAAGGGTTCAAGGAGGCTCACAACCATTGGGCCCTGGATCTGATCGAGAACCCGAACCCCGACTACCCCCAACGCACCCTCATCGACTACATGGTGAAGCGGTTCCTTACGACCGGGCGATCTCACGTATGGAAGATTCGGAGCCGGGATGGTGGACGCCCGGTTCAGCTATGGCCGTTGCCAAGTACCATGGTCACCCCGGTTCCCAGTTCTCGGGGGCTCCGCCTGTTTGAAGGTTACGAGATCACCGGGAACGGACGGGTCGGTCCAGAGGACGTCCTGTCGTTGTACTTCCCGGATCCCAACTCGACCTGGGGTTGGAGCCCCCCTCTCGAAAGCGCAATCCGAGCCTTGCAGTTGGACATCGAGCGTGAGAACTACATGGCTGAGATGCTCACCAACCTCAAGATCCCCGGGCTGATCATTCACACACCCCGGGGCACCACCCCGAAGCAGAAAGCCCAGATCGAAGAAGACCTGGACGACAAGCTCGGTAAGGGCAAGCGGGGGCGTCCCATATTCGTTGAAAGCGGGGGCGATGGGCGCATCGAGATCGTCAATCCCCTTGCGGAGATGGACTGGCCGGGGCTGACCGGACTCAGCGAGGCGCGAATCTGCCAGGTGTTCGGATGTCCCCCGATTATGGTTGGGGCGCGGATCGGTATCGAGAAGTCCACCTACGCCAACTACGGTGAGGCGAAGGGACACCTATACAACATTACGATGCCTTCCCTCTGGGTGTGTTTGGCGCAGTACCTCACCCTGAGCTTGCTCCGGGAAGAGGGCGAACAACGGCTCGAATTCAAGTTCATGTACGAAGAACTCCCTGAGTTCCAAGAAGATGAAAGCGAGAAGTCCACCCGGATCGTCGAACAATGGGAACGTAAGCTCATTACCCGGGAAGAGGCGCGGAAAGCCCTCGGCTATCCCGACGAGCCCGAAGGCGAAACCTGGTATGAACCAGCCGCCAACCTCCTCCCCCAGGACCCGGGCGAAGAGGAAGAAGAGGATCCGAAGCCCGTTCCCCCGGGGCTGGCTGAGGAAGACGAAGAAGAAGAGGAAGACGAAGACTAAATGGTTACCCCGCAAAGGAGACAGGCTTTCGTTGCCTTGGGCGATGCAATCGCAGACCAAGCAGCCGAGCCGTTTACTGCGTTCTGGACTGAGAAGGTCCGGGCGGTTGGGGCGGTGTGGGCGGCTGGGGGTGACCCGGCTGCAACCATCACTGAGTGGCCTACGAACATCCAGGAGGCTTGGGAGAAACAAGCCTATGCAGTTGCACTCCGGGCGGGTGTCGAAGGCTACAAGTACGCTGATTTCTTCCTGAGCGACGCGGCTGCGAAGGCGAACTTCGACTTCCACGTCTCGGTTGACCCGAACAACACCTACTCCGGGTCGGACAACCTCTTGGCGGAACGGCTGAAAGCTCCGATTGCAGCCTGGGTTGCCGAAACCAGCAAATACGAAACCGCCACCAGCGCGAAGCTGATCCAGGAGATCATGAACCGGATCGGGGTGAAAAGCAAGATCAAGACGGACGGGGAGCGGACCGTCAAACAGCTTGCTGAGCAGTTCGTTCAGGAAGGGATCACAAGCGTGACTTCCCGGGCGAACATGCTGGCCAGGACCTACACCAACTGGGCTCAGAACGAAGGTGCCATGGCACGGTACGCGGACGCCGGGGTGGAGCTTATGGAGTGGGCGGCTACGGTGGACGACGCGACCCGACCGCACCACGCGGCTCTGGACGGGGTGGTTATTCCTCTCGGCAAGACGTTCTACAAGAAGGGCGAAGCCTACGCGGTGGGCGACAGTTCCCGCCAAGTCAAGTTCGACATTAAACACCCGCCTCTGGAACCTAACTGCCGTTGCGTCCTGATCCCGGTGATCGACCCGGACTTCGTACCCAACGACAAGAAGGTGCCGAAGACGGTGGAGATCGAAGAGCCCAAGGAGCAGATTGCGGTCCCCGTTGCGCCAAAGCCGAAGATCGCCCCGGCTCCGAAGGTGAAGAAGCCCAAACTCCAGCCCCTTACAGCGGTCACCGACATCACTCCTTCCCCAGAGAAGCAGAAGAAGGAAATCCCGACGGCACCCAAGCCCAAGCCGGAGCCTGTGGCGGTGGTTAAACCAGCGGAGTCCATAAAGCCGAAGAAGGTTAAAGCCAAGCCGACTATTATGGTTGCGCAGAAGCCCAAGCCGATTGAACCAATTAAATTGGCTGAAGCGAAGCCCCTCAATCTCAAGCCGACTGAATGGGTGGATCTTTCCAAAGACAAAGCCGGGTTCCCGGACGCAGGTGAGCTTGGGGGATTGAAGAAACTTAAGGACTTGGGCGGCTCCACCGGGGCAGTCCTTGTCCAGGATCCTAAGACCGGGCTGAAGTACGTCATGAAGAAGGGGAAGAATAAGGAACACATCGAGACGGAGGCTTTGGCGGACGAGATCTACCAACTCTTCGGGGCGAACGTACCAGACTTCAAGCTTTACCCCGGCGCGGGGGAGTCCGTCAAGCTTTCGCGCTACCTGGAGGACGCTGTGCCTCTCAGTGACCTCAAAGGTGACGCACTCGCCCGGGCGAAAGCTGAACTCAAGAAGCATTACGCGGCTGACGCTTTCGTTCGTAACTGGGACGTCGTCGGGCTGGGGATGGACAACGTTCTGGTTCAGCCGGACGGGAAGGTTTGGCGCATCGACAACGGGGGCTCCTTCCACTACCGTGCTCAGGGCGGCTTGAAGGACGACGACAACGGGGGGCTGGGCGAGTTCTGGAGCATGAGAAAAGAAGGCTCCGCTGGTAAGGTCTTCGGCGATCTCCGCTTTGACGACGTTATGGCGCAAAGCAAGACGCTCCAGGACAAGATTCCGGACGCGATCAAACTTGCCCGGGCGCGGGGCAATCCCAACGTTGCCGACTTCATGGAACGCCGTGGCGTCATGGTCAAAGACCTGAATGAGATGCATACCCAGATCCGGGTCGAAGACAAATGGAAAGAGAACTACACGAGCGACGTCCTCCGGCATTACTCCGGCTTGCAGAGTAGGGGGGTCTTCGATCAGCTTGAAGGGTTGGAACTTAAACAGGACCCGGGCGATTACCGTTACAACGTCAAGGACAAGAACGGGCGGCTGTACGATCATATGCGTCGTCAGTACGGAGACCGGGACGACAACAACGTCTCCGCTAAGTACTACGAATACCTGGAGGGGGACGTTAAAGGAGGGAATCCTTACTACATCGATGAGTGGGCTTCGGACCAAGCTTCTAATTCCGGTTGGCCAGGACCTATCGCTCAGAACTACTTCATCATGAACCAACGGGAGAACGTTAAATTCGACGACTTCTACTGGTATGGTAAACAGGAGGGGACTGTAAAGACCATATTCGAGAAGCAGATCAAGGAGGGGGGGACGAATATGCAGAATCCGGAACGTTACGGAGCTCAGCAGTATCAAGAGACGATGTCCTCGTTCCATGCGTTGAGTTGGGGCTCGCTCCGTAAGACCGAATTCAAGTACAACAACCGGGAGAAGGGAACACTTTCTACTCTCAGAACGGAACACGTCTCGGTTCTGGACAAGGCGGGGTTGCGTACTGGAGAGTCTGGGGTGTATAAACGCTCGGTGACGGCTTCAGCCAGTGTGTTCGAAAGCTACTCCCTCAACGGCTCCGAACTCACCCAAGCCGAAGTCCCTCACCACCGGGTCTTCGGGCACTACATGCTTGCTCGCCCGGGTGGGGGTAAACTCTTCGCCGGAGAACACGAGAACGAGTTCTTGACGATCTTCGACAAGGTAAAGACCACCCGCGTCGGTAATGCTTCTGCCCTCAAAGCCCCGTCGATCCCCAAGGCGACCGTCAAAGGCACTCCCCTCTCCAAGCCCAAGAAAGGGGCGGCTTCGAAGCCCACCCCGGCGGCGACTCTTCCGACGTACAACCCGGAGAAACCCATCGGGGTGAAGGGCAACTTCCCGACTCCCCCGGACGTGTTCATTGAAACCAACTTCAAGAAGTTCGAAGCTTCCAAAGGCAAGCCCAAGTACGACTCTTCGACGCTGGCCTCCAAGTTCGGCTCGAACAAGTGGGTAGACGCGGAGCCGGAGAAGATCAAGCATATCGAAGCCATGCTCGCGAAGTCCGGATGGGACGCCAAGGCTAAGATTTGGTACCTTACGAAAATACTAGGATTCACCTGATGACCGGAGTTAACATAATCGACGAAGACGGATACACCCGGATCTTGACTTCGCTTGAAATCAACGGACGGGAAACCCCGGCTGAAGTCTTCCTTTCGGCGCAGAAGGACCCATTCCTGGCGGTGGGGATTGTGGCGGTGGATTGCCCCGCGAAGCTTCCCCCGGTGTCCTACCAGCCTTCCCCAGAAGAGGAAGCAATGATCCTGAAATCGCACGTCGTTGACCCGGCGTTATGGGCTTTGGTTATGAAGTTCAAAATTGAAACTCCGCCGAGCGGAACAGTTCTCACAATTGAGGAGACCGACGATGAAAACTAAAGGTGACTTCGGCTTTGCTCCGGTTCCTTGCGCTCAGGCGCGGATCGATTGCGCCAAAGCGATCGACGGATCCAGCGACCCGGGCGGATTGACGGGGTACTTGGCTGTGTTCGGGAATGTGGACCGTTACGACGAGGTGATTCGCCGGGGCGCGTTCACCAAGACGATCAACGACCTGAAGGGGAAATCCCTCCCCCTGATGATCCGCCACTTTGTGCACGGGGGTGGAACTTCGGATTGCGTCGGCAGCATCCGGGAGTTCATGGAGGACGACTATGGCCTTATGATTCGCGCTGAGTTCGCCCGAGACGAGCTTTCGCAACGGGTCCGGGGGCTTGTGTCGGATGGGCACGTACAGGGGCTCTCCGTCGGTTACCAGATCATTGACGCCGGGGGAGTTGAGATCGGGGGCAAGGTTGTCCTCGAACTGCGTGAGTTGAAACTCCGGGAAGGGACCATCACGGTCAACCCGGTTAATGAAGAGGCTTTCATAACCGCAGCCAAGTCACTCGACTTCGCCTTCGAAGAGATTCGAGCCGGACGCATCGGCAACGACCGCGCACCACTCCACTCTCTCCAGGAAAGTTTGGAACGACTGAGCTCGGCACTGGAAGCAAGTAAGTCCGTAACCACTCCGCCTTGTGGAGGAGCCGGGAGCAACTTGCTGATGGACGTACAACTGTTGGAAGCCGGGTTAGCGCGACACCGCGCTGACCTCTAACCAAGAAAAGAAGGAATCGAAAGACAATGAAGACACTCGAAGAACTCTTGGCTGAAATGGATGCTCACATTGCGAGCATGCGTGAGATCGCCGGAAAGTCCGCAACGGAAGCGGACCCGAGCCGTCGTGCCGGATTCGAAGCCCTTTACGCTGGCAAGGCGGAGGAGCTCAAGGTTCTGGAGACGAAGGTCAACCAGGCGAAGGAATTCCGTCGTCTCGAGAACGAGATCGCGGCCACCCGGCGCGAGCTCACCCCGGAGGGTTCGGGCGGTAAGACGCTGAACCCGGGCGGTGGCAAGGTTCGTGAAGGCGCGAAGGATCTCCTGACCACGAACGAAGACCCGGTCATGCACGAGTTGGAGAAGGCGGACGCTTTCTTCGGCTACGTCCAAGGCAAGGCCTTCACCGACAACGAGCGTGCGCTCGAAGGCATTCGCTGCAAGGACAGCCGCGTGGACGCGGACTTCGCGGTCAAGCTTCCCGGCTCGATGGCCGCGAGCATCACCGGACTCCCGTACAACGGCGTAGACATTGCCAAGGCGATGTCGCTCCGGGCCCTCGGTCACTTCCGTGAAGGGGGCAAGGTCGTTCTCTCGACCGACGCGACGGGCGGCTCGACCGACTCCAACGCGAACAAGACCCTGGCACCGCAGTTCGTGCCTTCGCTCCTGCGTCAGCCCGTCTCCGCGCCGAACCTGGTGGACCTCGTTCGTCCCCTCCAGGCAGTGAACGGTAAGGCGACCTGGCCGATGCTGGATCAGGCTCAGGGCAACTTCGGCGGAGTCGCTTTCACGTGGAAGACCACGGAAGGCGCGGACAAGGCTGAAACCGAGCCCGTGTTCAAGGACTTCGAGATCAAGACGGCTGAGCTCTCCGGCTGGACCGAGCTTTCGAACACCGCACTCCGGCGTTCGGCTCTCGATCTGCAGAGCTTGCTCACCGAGTTGTTCCGCGAAGCCACCCGTTACGAGTGGAGCCAGAAGATCCTTCGCGGCGACGGTACGGGCGACAAGCCCCTCGGCGTCGTCCTGGACACGGGGGTCACGCAGATCGACCGCCTTGTTTCGGGGCAGGTGTCTTACGGCGACCTCGTTGCGTTGGAGTACGCGATCAGCCAAGGCAACCGCCTGAACGGTCGTTACATCATTGACGACCTGGTTGAGCAAGGCTTCAAGAACGAAGTGGACGCGATGAACCGTCCCTTGTTCGGGGCGGACGTCAACAGCAACATCAAGAACCTCCTGAACGGGTACGGCTACCTCGCCCACGAGTACGGTCCGGACCTCGGCACGGAAGGTGACATCATCTTCGGCAACTGGAACAACTACGGCTTCGCGGTCGAAGAAGACATCGCGATCGCCCGTTCCGACCACGCCGAGTTCAAGAAGGGGCGCGTTGTCTTCCGTCTGATGTGCTTCGTCGGTGGCAAGGCGATCTTCCCGGGCGCGTTCGCTCGCCTGAACGCCTAGTCTGAATTGAATCGCAACTCCCAGTAGGGGTCGGCCAACCCCGGCTCCTACGGGATTACTAAAAGGAGTTAATCTCGTGACGGACGTTTACATGATTCGTCCCCTCAACTGGAAGGGGCATTTGCAGAAGCCCGGTACCAAGCTGGAGATTCCCGCGACGGAAGCCTCAGTCCTGGTTCGCCGAGGCTTTGCAGTGTTGACGGAGGCTGAATACCTTCACCACGCCGGACTCACCAAGCCTGAGACGGAAGAAGTGAAAGAGCCCGAACCCGAACCGGAGCCCGTCGCTCCGGAAGAAGTCCCTGAGGCGGAACCGGAATTGGAATCCCCCAAGCCCGAACCCAAGCCCAAGAACAAGAAGAAGTAGGTAGCCATGAGCCTCACCCCTCTCGCTTACGCCAAATCAATCGCCCGGTTGACCGGAACTTCCAACGACGACCAGCTGCAACTTCTTCTGGATGGAGTGGAGGAATGGGCGGCTCTCTATTGCGGAGTCTACCTGTCCCCGACCTCTCCACTCCCAGAAGTCGCCCTCGAAGCGATCGACGGGGGTGTCGGACGACTCATCCCGGCGCGGCTCCCCATCTCCTCAGTGGCGGGAGTCTGGGATGCGGAGGATGTCGCTGACGATGAAGACGCGGAAGCGATCTCCCCCCTCCTCTACACAGTCCGGGAACGGGGGCTCCGCCTTCGGGACGGGGATGATTGGGAGGAGGGGTTGGGGCGTTGGCTGGTTACTTACACCGGAGGCTACACCGCCACAACCCTCCCCCCGGGCTTTCAGGGGGTCGTCTGCCAGTTGTTCAAGAAAGCTTGGGCGGCTGCAGGGGACCTTTCGAGCGAAGGCGCGGTCGGAGCGACCACAGCCTACCATTCTTTGGCGGCTGGTGACATTCTTACTCAGTTGGACGCCTACGTCCTGGGAAGGAAACTGTAATGCAGAGTGTCGAAGTTCAGATCTCTCGCTCGGGGCGAGTCGCTGACGGAGAAGGGGGCTTCCGCGAGAAGTTTTCTTCGCCCGGGGTGACGCTCTTAGTGGAGGCGGAATTTCACGACGCAGAGGGAGTCATGATCCTGGACGCAATCGAAGATATCCGAGTCGGTGACTTGGTGAGGGTCCTGGTATGATTGAACCTGCTATCCTGAAACTCTTCGAGAATCTCCCCGTTGCCGGGGTGCTTGGGTTGTTTACCTGGGCACTCTTCCAGCTTGTCAAGCAAGTTGTCACGCACTATCAAAGCTGGATTGACACCTTCGGGCGTGACATAGTGATGGAACTCCGGGCGATCTCCGGACAAATTGAACGGCGTTCTGACCGGAACGACCACAACCACAAGGAACAACACTGATGACGTTAGCTACCGCTACTCGAAATGCAATGGTGAACGCGTTCACCGCTTTGCTCAACTCGGGCTTCGTTAAGTTCGAGACTTCCGCCAACAACGAAGTTGCCAAGTGCACCTTCGGAGCAACCGCCTTCGGAGCGGCTTCCTCGGGCTCCGCCTCAGCCAACGCGATCGCAGACGACACGAACGCCGACGGAGGTACGATCGACCACGCGGTCCTTCTCGCTTCCAACGGCAGCACCAACATCGCCACCCTCACGGTCACGGCGACGGGCGGTGGCGGTGACATTGAACTGTCTTCCCTCGCCATTGGCGCAGGGGACACCGTCTCTATCACCGCTTTGACGTTCACGCAACCCGCGTAAGATCGCGGCTGGAAAGAAAAGGAGAGTAGAACTATGGACCCGAATCAGCAGACGTTGCCGGATGGCTACGAGATCCCAGACATGGTGTGTCGGGGGACCGGAGTCGTAATCCGGAAGGACGCCAAAGCGAAAGCTTCAGCTTCCCGGACCCGCAAGATCGATTGGCTGATCTTGTCGGTGTGCATTTTCTCCATCTTCTTCGGAGCCCTCGCTCCACAAGCTTGGGGTGCCCCGACCACGTTTATGGTTGCGAAGAACGGAGCCGTCAGCCAACTCGACGCGGCCATGGATTCCTCCCAGACGAGTTTGACGCTCTTGTCCGGGGGCGGCTCCAAGTTTCCGAGCACGTTCCCGTACGCGGTCGTCCTGGGCTCAGGCGCGGAGATCGTCAAGGTCACCAACCGAGTCGGGGACATCCTCACGATCGTACGAGCGCAGGAAGGAACGTCAGCGCAATCGCACGCGATCTCAGCCCGGGTTGCCCTCAACATCACAGCGGGGTACCTGTCTGAACTTCAGGCGGCTACGAACGTCCTGGAGACGGGGGTGCAGACCGAAGCCGGGCTTGAAGCGATCATGACGGACGTCTCCAACGTCTTCACGAACAACGACACGATTCCTGCCAGCCAGATCGGAACCGGGCTCACCGATTCCCAGGTCAGCGACACGATCACCGTGGGTTCCGGAGGCAACCTTGCTTCTCCCCCGGCGATTGGGGGCTCAACCCCGGCTGCGATAACCGGAACGACGATCAACGCGACCACGGAGTTCCAAGTAGCTGGGGATCCGTTGAAGTTAGAGCATATAGTTGACAATCCGACTCCAACCAACGGAGCGATGGTCTATTATGCGGGTTCCCCATTCGTCGAATTGATCCCGGACGCCGGGGGATCTGATACTTCAGCCCTGACCGGGGCGCAAGTACCCACCCCGACCGGGTCTGAAGCTTGGGGGGTTTTAAACCTTCGCTTGGACCAAGATTGGGACGGAGTTCTTGGGACTTTGGTCCACAACGTTCCCTCAGCGACGACCGCAGAAATCAGGATCGGCTCCCCCGGGGCGAACGGCTCTTTAGCAAAGAACCTCGGCGACGTTTCCTCAGGCTTGTTGGAGTTCACCCTCACCAACTCGGAATACACCACTTACAAACAGGATTACTACCTGATTGTGAAAAGTGCGACTTTCCCGACCAATGGGGAGATCCGGTTGGATCTTGATGGGGCGGCGATTCCTGGAGGGAGTCCTCCGGCTCCAACCGGGTGGCGTGAGACGGACGCAATAACAACCCTCCTCTTGGAGGGAGATGATGCTACTGGATTCGCCACTGAAGGAGGTTTCCTTGCGGGAGAGATTAACAAAGGGATTGCTTCGGGACTCCTACCCGGGATTCTCCTGTTGATGAACACCCTAGACAAAGACGTCAGCATCACGAATGCGGGTTACGGCGGGGCGATCAACTTCTACGGGATTGGCACCCCGGGCGGTTCCATTGGAGGAGATGAAATCCCTCTTGCCTCCATCACCCCTGAAGGTTCTGTCGTGGCGATGGGAGGGATCGAGGCGGGAACCCATCTGACTCTTCCCGTCAAAGCAGACACCGGAGACCCGGCTTCGCCCGACGAAGGCTGGCTGTACGTCAACACTTTCGACAACAAACTCCGCCTCTACGCTGATGGTAGTTGGCGGGACGT